ACGGCGCTGTGGCGTCGTGCAACGCGTATGTGCCTGACAGCGCGACGCCGTACCGATCCAGCAACGCCTACCGGGTCAAGAACACGTTGACCCTGGCGACGGGGCCGGTGCGGAATACCACCATTTGGCTGCGGGCGAACGGGCGGTAATGCCACGCCCGAAGGGTAGCGGCATTCCCGCCAAAGGACCGGGCTGGGGCGGTCCCGCGCGTGGCGCCAGCAAGTCGCGCATTGACGCTGGCCCTGCTGGCGATGCGATCCGCGCCATGGCTCGCGACCCGGCCGTGATTGCCGACAAGGAGCAGGCGGCCGAGCAAATGCGCAACGTGCTCTACGGCCTGGCGCTGGGCGCCGAGAACGAGCATGCGCGCATCACTGCCGCCGACAAGCTGTTGGACCGGCTGGAAGGAAAGCCGTTGGCCCGCAATGACCTGACCAGCGGCGGCGAGAAGGTCGCGACGTTCACCATTGTGACGGGCGTGCCGCGTTCCGATGAGGGCTGATGACCAACGTCATCGTCGATCTCGGCTACGCGCCGCGCGAGCCGTTCCGTAGGTTCCATGCACGCAAGCAGCGCTGGGCATGCATGGTCATCCATCGCCGTGCGGGCAAAACTGTGGCGTGCGTCATGGATCTGCTGGACGCGGCGCTTCGGACCACGAAACAGGATGCGCGCTTCGCGTATATCGCGCCGACTTTCACGCAAGCAAAAGACGTAGCGTGGCTGTACCTCAAGCGATTTAGCCAGCCCATCGCCGGGGTGGACCAGCGCGAAAGCGACTTGTCCATCATCCTCCCGAACAAGGCGCGGATCAGGCTCTACGGTGCCGAGACATACGACCGCATGCGCGGCCTGTACTTCGATGGCGTGGTGTTGGACGAGGTGGCCGACATGGACCCGCGAGCGTGGTCCGAGGTTATCCGGCCGGCGCTGGCGGATCGTGGCGGCTGGGCGGCGTTCATTGGCACGTCGAAGGGCCGCAACGATTTCTGGGAGCGCTGGAACAACGCGCAGGGCGATCCGGCGTGGTTCACGCTGATGCTCAAGGCGTCCGAATCCGGACTGCTTAGTCCGTCTGAGTTGGAGGACATGCGAAAAACCATGTCCGAGGACGAATACGCGCAGGAAATGGAATGCTCGTTCGATGCCGCTGTGAAGGGCGCTTACTACGGCGCTCTCATGGATGCGGCGCAGAAGGACGGGCGCATTGGCAACGTGTCCTACGACCCGGCGCTGTTGGTCGAGACGTGGTGGGATCTGGGTGTCGGCGATTCCACGGCGATTTGGTTCGTGCAGCGGGTCGCGCGCGAGGTTCGCGTTATCGACCACTATGAGATGACTGGCGAGGGCCTGAGCCACTACGCCAAGGTGTTGCAGGGAAAGCCGTACGTCTACGGGAGGCACATTGCGCCGCACGATATCGCCGTTCGAGAGTTGGGGACGGGGCGGTCTCGGCTTGAGATAGCAGCGGAATTGGGCCTGACGTTCGACGTGGCGCCTCGGCTGCCGGTGGATGACGGGATCAACAGCGTTCGTATGACGCTGCCGCGTTGTTGGTTCGACGCGAACAAGTGCAAGGCGGGGCTCGATGCCCTGCGCATGTACCGCAAGGACTTCGACGACAAGCTGAAGGTGTTCCGGGACAAGCCTCGGCACGATTGGACGTCGCACAGCGCGGACGCGTTCCGCACGGGCTGCCAGGCATGGGAGGAAGTCGGCAAGATGGCTAACGACCTCCGCGAGTACGAGACGAGTTGGGCTGGCTGATGGCTGACGTTGATGAGGCCCGCCAGCTTTACGAAATGGCGATGGACGCCGAAGACGATAATCGCCGCGAGGCGCTGATTGACCTGCGGTTCCGGGCGCTGGAAGGCCAGTGGGACGAGAACATCAAGGCACAGCGGCTGCGTGAGAAGCGCCCGTGCTTTGTGTTCGATCGGACCGGGCAGATTGTGCGGCAGATTGCCGGCGATATCAGGCTCAACCCGCCCGCCATTACCGTGCGTCCGCAGGATAGCGGCGCCGACCCGGAACTGGCCGAGACGCTGACGGGGCTAATGCGCAATATCGAGGCCGTTTCGACGGCTGACGCGCATTACGTGGCGGCGGCGGAACTGGCGATCACCTGCGGCATGGGGTTCCTGCGCGCACGGTACGACTACACAGACGATACCGCGTTCGACATGGATTTCAGCATTGAGCACATCCCGTCGCCGTTCGCGGCGATCTGGGACCCGGGCGCCGTGCTGCCGTGCCGTGAGGACGCCGAGTTTTGGTTTCTCTCGGACCTCTATACCGAGCGGACGTTCAAGAAGAAGTGGCCCAAGGCGTCGCTTGACGGGTGGGACAACAACCAGATTGCGACGTGGCGCTCTGGCGATTTCGTGCGCGTGGCCGAGTACTGGCACAAGGTGCCCACGACGAGCCACCTGCTGTTCTTGGCGGATGGTCGCACCATCGACGTGACGGAACTGCCGCTAGAGGCGGTGCAGGCGCAGATTGCACAGGCGCAACAGGCCAGCGGGGCGCCGTCTGGCGTGCTGCGCGAGCGCAAGGCGCAGAGCAGCAAGATTTGCATGACCCTGATGAACGGGTCCGAGCAGCTTGAGGAAGACTACTACTGGCCGGGTCGGTTTATCCCGATTGCGCCAGTGTTCGGCGAGCAGATCCAGATTGGTGACCGGGTTGTCCGGCGCGGTGTGATCCGGGCGGCGCGTGATGCGCAGGTTCGGTACAACGTGCAGACCACGGCCATCACTGAGACGCTGGCCATGTCGCCCAAGCCCAAGTGGATTGGGTCGATCAAGAACTTCCTCAATCTGGAGAAGTACTGGTCCAACGCGCACCTGAACAACACGGCCTACCTGCCGTTCAACCCGGATCAGCAGAATCCGCAGGGTCCGCAGCGCGTACAGCCTGACCCGCCGCCTGCCGGCCTGATGGCCGATATGCAGGGCGCGGCCATGGATATCGAGGCTACCACGGGCGTCTACCGGGAGAACCTGGGCAAAGAGACGAACGCCATCAGCGGTAAGGCGATCCTTTCGCGCCAGCGCGAGGGCGACGTTGGAACGTTCCTGTACGCCGACAATCTGGCCCGCGCGGTGCAGCACATTGGCCGCGTGATCGTGGACGCCATGCCGAGCGTGTACGACACGCAGCGGGTTGTTCGCACGCTGGGCGAGGACGGCAAGACGAAGTTTGCGGCGTTGAACCAGCCCGGCCCGGACGGCAAGCTGATCAACGATCTTTCGATGGGTCGGTATGACGTTGTGGCGTCCACCGGTCCGATGTTCAGCACGCGGCGTGAAGAAGGCCGTGAGTTCCTCATGGCTATGATGCAGGGCATGCCGCAGGCCGCTGCGGCGGGTGCTGATATCCTGGCGAGCATGTCCGATGCTCCGGGCGCTGACGAGCTTGCCAAGCGGCTGCGTAAGCAGGCTGTGGCGTCTGGCATTGCGGAGCCTGAGGAAGGCGAGCCGCCGCCGCCCCCGCCGCCGCCCGACCCGAATATGCTGCTCGCGCAGGCCGAAATGGCGAAGGCGCAGGCGTCGATGGTTAAGGCGCAGGGCGATGCGCAGGCCAAGCAGGCCGAGTTGCAGTTGCGTGCGGCCGAAGTGCAGCTAGAGGGGCGCCGTCTGGAGTTGGAGACGGTGAAAACGCTGGTCGATGCGCAAAAGACTGAGGCGCAGATCCGCGAAATCATGTCGAGCATTCGCAACGACACGGCCAAGACTGTGATTGACGCGATGCACAAGACGCAGTCGGCGCAGCATGAGCGTATGGGCATGGAAATGAAGGACTTCCACGCCACGAAGGACCGGCAGATGGCCGACGAGCACAACATGCGCGGCCATGCGGCGACACAGATGGCGGCGCAGCAAGAGAGCGACGACTGACGAGATTCCCTGCCGGAAGGCGGGGCATGACCTGGCAGCGTGGTCCGAACGCGGCGGCTTATCGACGGTTGAGCCTGTCAACCGCGTAAACGGATACTCCCATGTCTGACACGTTCGACGCTGCCGCGCACGCGGCGGGCGAAGCTACGCCTGCGCCCGAAACGGAGCAGGCTGCATCGCAGGTAACGACTACCGCCCCAGAGGCGGAACCGGCCGACCAAACACCCGAGGCGCCGGCCACCTCGGAAGAAGATGCCCCAGCCGATCCCAACGACGCGCCCGAGACGCCTTCTCGGGGGGATAAGCGGGTTCAGCAACTGTTGCAGGAGCGCCACCAACTCCGGGAGCGGATGGCCTATCTGGAGGGTATCGCGCAGCGCCAGCAGGCGCCAGCGGAACCACCCAAGGCCCCGCCGCTACCGCAGGACGTGGCGCAATGGGTCGGCGACGAGCCGAAGCCAGATGCGTTCCCGGCAGGCGAATTCGATCCTCAGTACCTCCGAGCCGTAGCCCGTTTCGAGGCGCGGTCCGAGCATGCGCAGTTCATGTTGCAACAGCGGCAGCAAGCCGCCGCGCAGAATGAGCAGGCGAAGGCGCGGACGTTCTTCGAGCAGGCCGACAAGGTGGCGGCAGAGCGCCCCGACTTCCGCGAGGTTGTCGGCACGTTCGGCCACAGCGTCCACCCTCAGGTTGCCAACCTGATTGCGGAAGCTGGCCCTGAGGTTGCGTACGCCATCGCCAAGGACGCCGAGGCTGCTGGCCGTGTTCGGTCGGCTCAGAACCTTGCCGCAGTTGCCCGTGAAATCGGGCGGATCGAGGAGCGCCTTGCGCGCCCCGTCGAGAAGCCTTCTCCCCAACCGACCAAAGCACCTGAACCGCCAGCGCGCACAGTCCGTGGCGGCAGCGTGGGAGCCGCCGATCCGTCCAGCATGCCCATGAGTGAGTATGCGGTCTGGTCGGCGAAGAACATGCCGAAGGTGTTCTAGGTCTCGTCATAGGAAGGCAAGGCCACCATGGCCAACACTCTTGTCACGACCTCGTGGGTCATCCGCGAGGCGAGCGTTCTGCTCGACAACATGCTGATCGGCAAAAAGCTGGTCTACAACGACTACTCGGACGAATACACCGAGGGTCGTGGTGACACCGTCACCATGAAGCTGCCGAACAGCTATGAGGCCACCAACGGCCCGACGATGAACGTGCAGGACACCGTGCAGGGCACCGTGCCTGTCGCGATCGACAAGTGGGCGACGCTCGGCATCCAGTTCACGGACAAGGAGCGGACGTTCTCGCTCATTCGCTTCCGTGAGGAAATCCTCGTTCCCGCGATGCGTTCCATCGCGAACAAGATCGACCGTGACATCTGGCTCGCGTCGCTCAAGTCCGCGAATTGGGTCGGCACTGCCGGCACCGCGGTCAACGGCTGGGATGACATCGGTCGTGCGCGTCAGCGGCTCCTCGAAGGTGCCGTGCCGGCGCCGTATGTCGGCATCGTCTCGCCGGCCGACGAAACCGGTCTGCTCAACGCCTTCACGGCGCTGACGAACACCCAGGCTGCGGCCCGGTCTGCCTTGGAAGATGCCAAGTTGACCAAGGTTGCCGGCATGGACATGTACGGCACGCAGAACCTCCCGACGCTGACCACGGGCACCCGCGTCAATGCCGGTACGCTGGTGACCAACGGCACCACGCAGACAAGCACTTGGGCCAACGTCCGCACGACGCAGGTGCAGGATCTGATCTGCGACGGCTTTGCGGCCGGTGCGACCGTGAAGGCTGGCGAGGTGTTCACCCTCGGCACCATCGCGGCTGGCATGCTGGCGGTGAATCCGGTGCCGGGCGATGCGACCATCGGCAAGCCGCCGCTGCCGTATCTCCAGCAGTTCGTGGTGCAGTCCGATGCGACGGCGGACGGTGGCGGCAACATCACGCTCTCCATCTATCCGGCGATCATTACCTCTGGCCCGTACCAGACCGTGAAGATGACCAGCGCGAACACGGACGGCCTGAACCTGATCTTCCAGGGCGCGGCGTCCACCACGTTCACCGCGAACGTCGCGATGCACAAGAACGCCATCGCGTTCGTGAATCGTCCGCTGGTCATGCCGGAAGGCGTCACCGACTGCGCCCGCGAGACCTACAATGGCCTGAGCATGCGCTTCGCGCCTGTGTGGGACGGCATCAATTCCAACCAACGCTGGCGGTTCGACGTGGTGTATGGCGTGAAAGCCATTCGCCCCGATCTCATGACCCGCTTTAGCGGCGCTTGATAGGAGGGCGCTGAAAATGGCTGTTCGTCAACTCTCTGACGCCAACTCGGACGGCACCGTCCTTGGTCAGTCGTCCACCGACAAGCTGGGCTTCTACGGCCTGGCAACCGCCATCGTGCGGCCTTCCGTGTCGGCGTACACCACCACGACTGCGGCGGTCTCGACCTCCACCAATTGGGGGTACACGACCAGCACGCAGGCCGACGCGATCAACACGCAGGTCGTGGCGATCACGGCGGCTCTCCGCAATCTGGGGATTGCCGGCTGATGAAGCTGGTTCTCGCAACCGGCTTTACCGGAGGAACGGGGTTCGCCCCGTTCCTCACCTCTCTCACCGATACCATGCGCATGCTGGATCGTGCTGGGATTGAGGCTCACTTCTGGTCCACGCAAGGCGCGGCCTATGTGGACGACATGCGCAATGAGCATGTGGCGAGGTTTCTGGAAACGGACGCCACGCATTTGATTTTCCTCGACTACGATATGCAGTGGACGCCCGAGGCGTTCACGCGGCTGATCACGGCCAATGAGCCTGTGGTCGCCGGGACGTATCGGTTGAAGTCCATGGTGATGCGGTGGACTGCTGTTCCGCAGTACGACGAGGATGGCGATCTGATCGGCAAGCCTCGGCAGGATGGTCAGGGGCACCTTGTGCTTGGCGCTGGCGTGGCGATGGGGTTCACCTGCATTCGTCGCGAAGTGTTCGAGGCCATGCGCGACGCGGCGCCGGACGACTGGTACAACCAGGGGCCGCCAGACAAGCCGATCAAGTGCCACGACTGGTTCACGCGGATTCGCGCGGACAACAAGCACTACGGCGAGGATTACGCTTTCTCGCTGCGGTGGAAGGCGCTCGGCGGTCAGTTGTGGATCGACCCCGATATCACGCTGGTCCATTGGGGGCTGCACGGCTGGCGCGGCAACCAGCATGAGCAGTGGATGGAAGAACGGCGCTTGCGGGAGCAGTTCCCGGCGCCGGTAGCGGTCGCCGCTGAATGATGCTCTCCGCGTTGCATGTGGGGTGCGGGCCGGCAAGCCTGCCGGACCACGTGTTCCCGCCTTCCGTGTGGCGCGAGACGCGGCTTGATATCGACCCGGCCGTTGCGCCGGACGTGGTGGCGTCCATCGTGGATCTGCCGTTCTCAAGCGGCGCTTATGCGGCGGTCTATTCGTCGCACAATCTGGAGCACCTGGCGCCACACGAAGTACCGCAGGCGCTCGCGGAGTTCTTCCGCGTTCTCATGCCGAACGGCTTTGCGATGGTGTCGGTGCCTGACATGGGGCTGGCAGCCGCTCGGATTGCCGAGGGGCGCGGCGATGCGGCGCGATTACCGCGATGGACATGGTGTTCGGGCACGCCGGTATGCGGCGAGACAATCCGTTCATGGCCCATCGGACGGGGTTCACGGCGGAGACGCTGCGTGCCGCGATGGAAGAGGCCGGCTTTCGTGTGGCCGACATGGACACCAGCAACTACGCGCTAACGGTGGTGGGGGTGCGGGATGGCGACAGCGCTTGACGTTGTCCGCAGGTCGATGCGCCTCATTGGCGCCCTGGCCGAGGGCGAAGTACCCACAGCAGAGCAGGCCGCAGACGGCATTACCGCCCTACAGGCGATGCTTGGCGACTGGGAGACGCGCGGCGTGCGGCTCGGCAGCGTTGTCGATGCCACGCTGGCCACTTTCACGACGATCCCAGTCCCGGTCACGCATCTGAACGCGCTGGCGTTCAATCTGGCGGTGACCATTGCCCCGGAGTACGGCCGCGCCGATGCGCTGACGGCCATCATTCCGCAGGCTGAACGGGCGTTTGACGCGCTCCAAGCGCAATACGCCAGCGTGCCGATCGTGAACATCGATTCTGCGCTTGTGAGCATGACGCCGCTTACGAACATCGGCCCGTACATCTGGGAATCCGGCGCCGATGATGGCGCGCTGTTCAGCGATACGGGGCCGATTTATCCATGATCCGTATCCCCGATCTTCCCTCATTCACGGGCGTTGCCGGCGCCGGCTCCCTGTTCCCGTATTGGTCGAGCACGCAGGACCGGACGTTCCGGCTAGGGCTGAACGGAATTACGGGCAAGTTTTACGTCTGGGAATACGGCGCCAAGGGCGACGGGACGACCGATGACGCCGCCGCCATTCAGGCGTGCATCAACGCGGCTGCTGTGGCTGGCGGCGAGGTTGTATTCAAGCCGGTTGTCTATGCCATTGGCACGACGCTCTCGCTAGCCACGCGTGGCATTACGCTCCAAGGCGCCGGAAAGAACACGTTCGACAGCGTGAACTACGGCACGGTGTTGAAGTGGATCGGGAACGCCACAGACAACTGGATCAACATCAGCGGCGACACCTGCAACGTCTACGACATGGATCTGCGCACCTCGAACGTGCAGACGGGTGGCGTCGCCATCAATGTCGTGCGGACGGGCATCATAGGCACGCGACACGGCATTGAGCGCGTCATCATCAACGATGCGTTCAACGGCGTGAATTTCCAGGGCTTCAACTACTGCCGAATGGCAGACGGGTACATCACCGGCTTCCGGGGCGACTACGGCGTTCGGATGACGGGCGACAGCACCTACCGCACGTACAACCTGTTCCTAACGCGCGTGGTCGCTCAGCCGTCCTCCAGCACATCCTCGATCGGCTTCTTGCACGAGGGCCTTTGCGCGTCGCTGTTCGTGACCGACTGCTACTTCTCGTCGTGCAACTACGGCGTGCTGATGCGCAAGGACGGCGCCGGCAACCAGCCGGGTGCGTCGCGCTGGTTCCGTACCGCCGTCGAGAACTGCCGGACGAACGGCTACTACCTCCAGTCCACCAACCTTTGCACCATCATGAACTGTTTTGTTGGTGGGTGTGGGGTGACGTCCATCGCGGGCGGATCTGGCAGCGGCATTCGCGTTGGCTCGGATTGCCGAGGCTCCATCACGCTGGACAACAACGATGTGCGGACCTGCGGCGAGCACGGCATCGTGGTGGCGTCCGGCTCGGCTGTTATCGACATTCTCAACCCGCATTGCGCGGCCAACAGTCAGAACGGGTTCGGTACCTACTCGGGCATTTCGATTGCCGGCGACGGCTGGACGATCAATGGCGGCCGGTCGGGCGGGGATATTTGGTTCAACGCGGCCGGTGTGAAAACGCAGGCTTACGGGCTCGACATCGTAGCGGGGGCCAGCGATTTCGTTGCCAACGGCATCAATCTGGAAGGCAATATCACCGCTGCCGTGAACGACGGCAGCGTGGCTGCCGGTAAGATCGTGAATTGCATTGGGTATGAATCGGCAACGCGCGGCACGACCGGCACCGTCACGCCTGATGCTAATGGCAACGTGTCGATCACGCACGGTTTGAGCAAGGCGCCTAGCTACGCAAACACCATGCTTTTGGGTGACAGCGGCGTGAACGAGGTAGAGGTGCAGGCGGTGTCCAGCACCACCATCACGGCGCGCATCTACAACAGCACGACCGGCGCTGACGTGGTCGGGGGCAACTTCGTCATCATGTGGCAAGCTGAGACGGATCGCGCAGGATGAGCGGAAACATCGCGTCCCGCTACATCGGTGGTGTTCCGTACGGGCCGGGGCGGTCGGTCGGGCTGTATCCGAATGCGGCTTCAGCCGCGACTACACCGGGCGTCACCGCTAATCTTCCTGTGTTGCAGCAGCGGCCTGTTGACCTGAGCGGCATGGTGACGCCGGTCAGCGGCGGTGGTCGCACGGCCACCACGGCGGCGACGGGCGGCAATGACGGCGGTGGTGGTAGCGGCAACCTGCTGGCATCGCTGCTGCTTGTCGCCCTGTCGTATGGGCCGGACGTCTACAATTATCTTGAGAAGCAGTTCGCGGAAGATCCGCAGGCCGTTGCGGCTGGTGACGTCGGGCCTAACCTTGCCGCGCTGGCGGATCGTGGGTTCAGCAGCGGCCAAGACATCGCCATGGCGCGGGCGCTGGATCAGGCCGGCATTACCAGCGGCCCGGCGACGGAGTGGATCGGCAGCGGCGGGAACTATACTGGCGCGTTTGAGCCTGGCACGTTGCAGCAGGTTCCGGGCGGCGCTGAGAGTATTCTCAACGCACCGATGGGCGACCCAGCGTTTCAGGTGCAGCCGCAGTCCTTCTATGGCGTTGATCCAGCCACGTTCGGGGGCGCTGATGCGGGCGCTGCTGGCGCTGACCTGGCGGGTGCGGCTGGCGCGGCGACCAACTGGGCAGGCGTACCGCTGTCGGCAACGAAAGTCGCCGACATGGGCCTTGGCACGGTCGGTGGCGCGGATATCGCAACCGGCATTGCTTATGCCCCTGCTGCAATCTTTGCTCGAGGCACTAGCTCCTTTGCCAAGCCTGGCGGCGAGATGGGGGCGCAAATCGGTAGCGCGCTCGGCGGTATTGTCGGTGGCGCCGTTCT